GCTCGAAATTATGGAATTGAGTGTGCAAAAGAAGAATGGCTTGTTATGACTAGCGATGATAACTACTACTTTCCAAACTTTGTGCAGGAGTTTTTGGCAGTAGTAGATGACGATACTAATTTTATACATTGTGATTTTTTTCACAATCACTTTAAGTGGGAAAGACAAGAGTCTAAGATTGAATTGAACAAAATTGATATTGGTAATTTTGCCACTCGAACGTTGTATGCAAAACAACTTCGTTTGGATAAAAGTAAAATTAATGCTGACGGATATTTTGCTTTGGAGTATGTTGAGAAGTTTTGTAAACTACCTAAAATTATTAAAAAATTAGATAAAGCATTGTACGTTCATAATTGAGTTAGTGATTGTTCAATCAATTCACTGCATAATGGAGGCAACTATCATGAATGCAGTTCAAAAATTTGTCGATCAATATCATGATTTCATTCTTAAAGTTGGTGGATTGTTCGCGTTTATTTTCTTCGCCATTTACGTCCCAATGTCTTCACATCTAAAGGCAGAGGACACTCTCAATCATCAGATGATTGTTAACACACGTCTTGTCGAAGAAATGTCGTACATGCATAACGAAATGGCATTCTTTCAATTATCTTACGATAAGCAACAGGCTTTGATGAAAGAAGTCGATTGTCTTGCGCGCAACATTTACTTCGAAGCAGGTGGTGAACCATATGCTGGTAAGGTTGCTGTTGCTGAAGTCACGATGAATCGCGTAAGAAGTTCAGCATATCCAAAGACAGTTTGTGGCGTCGTTCATCAAAAGGCTAAAGGTGTTTGCCAGTTTAGTTGGGTATGTGAAGGTAAAAAACGAGTGAATGTTCGCACCGCAAGTTGGACAGAATCTATGCGAATCTCTCAACAAATGCTTGTTGCGAAAAAAGATACTAATGTTGTCGGCGATGCAAAATTCTTTCACGCTCATTACGTTGAACCTAACTGGTCTCGCACTAAAACGTTTGTGAAGAAAATTGGTAATCATCTGTTCTATCAGAATTAATTTATGAATGAAGAAAGTTTTGAGTTTCTGAGAAAGAAAGTTGTTTCTTTTCTGTTTACTTATGTGGTTGTATTCCTTATTGTCTTTTCGACATTGATGTACTTTGCATATAAATTCATAATAAAAGACAACATTGAATCGATAATGAGTTCCAAAGACAATCAAAGCATTATGTGCTTGGCGGATAACATTTATTATGAATCTGTCGGTGAATCTAAGCAAGGTCAACTCGCAGTCGCAACAGTAACTTTAAATCGCGTGAAGCACAAAAATTTTGCCGATTCTATTTGCGGTGTTGTGTATGAAAGAAAAACAACTTGCGAATTTAGTTGGGTATGTCAGCGAAAACTCTCCTCGGCTAGATTCCAAGATAACGACTGGAAACGTATCTATCAAATGTCTGAACAAATTGTTGCAGGCAGGAAAAATACTTTACCTGAACTGCGTAATGCGTTATACTATCATGCTGACTATGTAAATCCTTTCTGGGCTGAACATAAGCGACGCATTGTTAAAATTGGTGCGCATATATTTTATGAATAAGGTGTAATATATGAAGATAGATGTTGAAACAAAACTCGACTTCGCCGATGTGCTTCTAGTGCCAAAGCATTCAGATTTACACTCGCGACAGTTAGTAGATCTTGAGGTTGACTTTTTCGATTTAGATGTCGTTCCGATTGTCGCGGCAAATATGGATGGAGTTGGCACTTTTGAGATGGCTGTAGCATTGAGTCGCGATAATATCCTCACTGCATTGAACAAACACTATCCTCTAAATGCACTTATTGATTTCTATGACGCAGAGCGCGACGTAGCACCGTATGCAATTTATTCTCTTGGCGCTAACAATACTGATCTGGATAAGTTCACTCAATTCCACGCTCACTGTGTTGATAACGACATTCCCCTTCCTCGCGCTGTTTGTGTGGATGTTGCAAACGGTTACACCTCTAAGTTTTTAGATTTTGTTGCAGAATTTGCTGAGAATTATCCAGAGTATGGATTGATTGCAGGAAATGTCGTTACGCCAGAAGCAGTTGAATCGTTAATTGATGTTGGTGCGGATATCGTTAAGATTGGTATCGGTCCTGGATCAGTTTGCACGACTCGTAAAATGACTGGTGTTGGCTATCCGCAATTATCTGCCGTTCTTGAATGCTATGATGCAGCAGAGTCAGCGCGTGGTCGCATTATGTCTGACGGTGGATGTACCTGCCCTGGAGATGTAGCCAAGGCATTTGCTGCTGGTGCGCACTTCGTCATGATTGGTGGTATGTTTGCGGCACATGAAGAAGGTTTGCCGCCAGGGTTCCGAGATAACATTAAAGATGCAAGTAAGATTCCGTTCTACGGTATGGCTTCAAAGGCTGCACAAGAACTTCACAATGGTGGTGTTGCTGATTATCGCGCCAGTGAAGGTAAAGAAGTATACATAACGTATCGCGGCAAAGTTTCCAATACAGTAAAAAATCTTTTGGGTGGAATCCGCTCAGCCTGTACTTATGTTGGTGCCGAAGATCTATATCAACTTTATCATAAAGGTAAATTCATCAAAGTGAATCGCGTCATTAACGAAGTATTTGGTCCAAGCTGATGGCTACTCGAGAAGAAAAGAACAATTTCTGTATAATGATAGAAGAAATGGCTAGTAAAATGAATCTGAGCCTAATTGACGCTATTACTCACTACTGTGAAGAAAGTGGTCTTGAGGTTGAGGTCGCTGCAAGCCTGATCAACGAAAATCTAAAATCTAAAATTGAAGTCGAAGCACAAACGTTACGCTTCATACAAAGGTCATCTAGATTGCCAATATGAATGGCTACGACGCCTATGTTTGTTACATGTCGGTGAGATTACATTTCACTAACGATCACTTCGACTATTTTCAATACAACGGCAAATCGCGAACCACAATTGAAACGTTTGATTTACGAAAAGACAAATACTCATTTCACAGAATAGCACGAATGTATGATGAAGGTGAACTGCCATATTTCTATGCAGTGAACTTCTTTCATAAAGATAAAAACTGGATAAGTGAACTACTCAAAGACGAAGCAAAACAACTTTTTAAAGATTGGAAAAATTGGCAATCTGCACGCGCTGAAAATTTTAACGAAGATCTAAACAAACTTAAACAGATTAACTTTGGTGATTCATTACGCTGTAAGGATGGGCAGTTCCCTGAACTTCTTAATCTATACATGCAAAAGGAAATTAATCTGGATTCACTAATCATATTAGATCACGCAATTAAGTTGTTTGATCGTTGGAATACGAAGATTGAAGATGACTTTATTTGGAGTGATCTTTACAAGAAATTCAATAAGTATAAGCCATTCTTTTTTGCTTATGCTCCGTTGAATGATAGTATGTTTAAATTCATGATCAAGAAGGAGTTGACTCCTGTCGCGGTTTAATATATACTATTGTTGTTATGATATTGTGGATACAATTAATACTGTTAATACAAAATATACGAGGTAATACATATGTCTAATCTATCTGCGCTCAAGAAGAACTCCTCTCTTGGCAAGCTCGCTCGAGCACTCGAATCGACCACAAAGAACAGTGGTTCAAAAGAAGATGAACGTTTGTGGCAACCAGAAGTTGATGCTGCTGGTAATGGCTACGCAGTCATTCGTTTTCTTGACGCCCCTGCTGTTGATGGGGAAGATGGTATGCCGTGGGTTCAAGTGTTCAGTCATGGCTTCCAAGGTCCTGGTGGCTGGTACATTGAGAACAGTTTGACGACTCTTGGTCAGAAGGATCCCGTTTCTGAGTATAACACTCAACTCTGGAACTCTGGCATTGAAGCGAACAAGGAAATTGCTCGCAAGCAGAAGCGTCGTCTGACTTATATCTCAAACGTTCTTGTCATTAAGGATACTGCAAATCCTGCCAACGAAGGAAAAGTTTTCCTCTACAAGTACGGCAAGAAAATCTTTGATAAGATCAAGGAAAAGATCGAGCCGCAATTTGAAGATGAGAAGGCTGTCAATCCGTTCAGCTTCTGGGAAGGTGCAAACTTCAAACTCAAGATCCGCAAGGTTGAAGGCTATCGTAACTACGATAAGTCTGAGTTTGATAATCCGTCTCCGTTGTTTGACGGCGATGATGATAAGATTGAGAAGGTTTGGAAAGCGGAATATTCTCTCAAGGAATTCCTCGATCCAAAGCACTTCAAGTCTTATGATGAATTGAAGTCAAAGTTGGATCGCGTTCTTGGTCTTGATGGCGTTGCCGCTGCGCGTGCAAAGTCGAAGGCTGAAGATCTCGAACTGGCTGATGAAGATGTCGGCGTTGCAGCCACTGATGACGACGATTCAATGGCTTTCTTCGGAAAGTTGGCTGAAGATTAATACACCAATCCGAGTTGGTTGTATGGAAGGGAGGCGAAAGCCTCCCTTTTTATTTGTACAATGAAGATGGGTGATAAAAGTCTTTATATGTTGCGCGCATGAAAGCATCATCAGGATTACGAACTGTTGGAGTTGCACTGAATGGTTTTGGTTGTGGTGCTGGTGGCGGTACAGCTGGTGGTGTTGATGGCGCATTTACAATTACTGGAGGTGCTGTTTGACGTGCAGCTTGCATATTCGCACTAGTACGCTCCATAATTGTACCAGGAATGTCTGTTCTAACTGGATTTGGCATTGCACTTTTACCTA